ATTCATTTATCACAGATGAGGCAATGGAAGATCCAGCAATCGATTTACAGTCGTTTATGGTTACTGACATTGTAAATGAAATGGGCCGCGCTATTTCTGCCGAGTTCTGGTCTGATGCTGCGGCTTCTGAGAACAAGCCTACTGGCTTACTATCTAGCGTGAATCTAGATGCAGCAGAAGGTGCTAAAAATGATGAAACCCGTAATTATAAAAAATTCCAAATCATTAAAACGGGTACTGCTGGTAAATTAGCAACCGCATCCGATGGTTCTGCTGCTGGCGATGCAAAATATGCCGCGAAAGTTTACGACCTACTAGTCGATACTGTTACCTCACTTAAAGCGGGTTATCGTGCGGGTTCGGTTTGGTGTATGAATCGTAAAACATGGTCTGAAATCGCTAAACTGCGTGATACTCAAGGCCGCCCTTTATTGTGGAATGACGCAAGCACATTAGAAGATGGTTTTGATGGTCGCTTGCTTGGTTTCCCTGTGGTAATCGATGATTTTGCTCCTGATATTTCTGCGAATAAATACCCAATCATATTCGGTAATTTTGGCAGCGCATATCAATTCATTGATTACACAGGCATGAAAACACTGACAGATAACATTACCGCTCCTGGTGTTACTAAATTTTATTTTGCCAAGCGTGTCGGTTCGATGATGAACGACAACAAAGCACTTAAATTTATTCAATGTAAAGCGTAATCAAAGGTGGGTTTATGAAGATTAAAATCATAAAGCCGCCATTTGATGAGATTGTTCCACTCGATGAAGCACTAGATTTTTTGCGAGTCGATGACGAATCAGAAAGCGAAGCTGTAAGGTTAATGATTTCTGTTGCGCGAGAGTTTGCGGAGGATTATACCTACCGTAAATTTTTAAGTACCGGAATTCAAATAGATTTATTGGCTACCGCAGCCGGTGATTTAATTGATTTACCTTTCGGTGATTTTATCATTGATAGCGTTACGGCCAACGGTAAAACCTTATTGAATTCTGATTATCAGATCATCGATTACCAAATCAAATTTATTAATGCCCAAACGAATGTTGTTATTAAATACACGGCAGGTTTAGCGGATTCACCACTAGATCTGCCAGCTTCAATCAAACAAGCAATGTTGATGTTTGTTGGTGCTCTGTATGAACAACGTTCTGATTTAACTTTCAACTTAAACGTTAAAACATCCCCATTAACTAGCAGATATTTGCTTAATCCATTGAGGTTGTATTGATGCTGAATATTGGACAGTTAAAACATCGTATCGAAATAAAAAAACAAACAACGGTCCAAAATGCTTTAGGTGAGTTTATAGAAAGCTACGAAACGGTTTCTATGTCTCGCGCAAAAGTCAAAATTAACAGTGGTTCATTATCCACTGATAACCGGATTGAAGAATCATTAATAAAAGCTGAATTTACTGTTAGGTATAACAAATTAATTAATGAATTCACGCCAGATATGTTTGTGAAATATGACGGTAAAAAATGGGACATTGAAAGCATCATTGATCCGCTTGGGAATAAATCCTATCTGCTTATAGTCGCAGCTTTGAGAATCTAATGAAAATTAAAGGTTTTGAAAATCTAATTTCCCAATTGGAATTTTTAGATCAAAGCCTGACAGAAAAAGCGTTTCGCAGAGCAGGTAAATTGGCTATGCAAAACATGCTTGATGAGGCTAGACGATTAGTTCCATTTGATAATAAAAGCCAGAATTCTATCCATCTAAAAAATGATTTAAAACTTAGGTCTAAAAATCGTGGTGGTGATGTAATCATTAGTTTAGGCACATCACGCAAAACGATAGGCTATGCAATGGCTATCGAATACGGGCGTAAAGAGTTTACCCAAAAGCGACATAGTGTTTTTGGCCAACCTTTATCCCGCCCGTCAAACGTCACCATCGGCGCAACAATCCCACAGCCTTTCATGCGTTCTGCATATCACAATGAGAAAGACAATGTGATTAAGCTCTTCAATAAATATCTAGAAATAGAAATCAATAAAGCAGTTAAAAGGAGCGCAAGAAATGTTAGAGGATAAGCTCTTTAGCTACCTTAAACTAGATCCTATTTTAAGTGAAATAGTCGGCACACGAATACTACCTAACAATCTCCCTCCGAACATCAAAAAACCCGCAATTGTTTATTTCAAATATGGCCGAAGTAAAAAACGTTTATATCGAAATGGCGGCGAAGTTACCGAACGATTCCAAATTAATGTTTATGCCGATACTTATTCAAAATCGAAAGAGATCGAATCAGCATTAATCAAATCGTTAGATGGCGTTGAGGGAAGACTAGGTAATTCATTTAGCAAAGTAATTAACGTTCAGGATTTATATCAGAATGATTTAAACATGATTGCTCTGGACGTTGAAATAACAATTTTTTAAGGAAAAAACATGGCTGGTATCGGCAATATTACTACAGGTTACAACACGAAATTATTTTGGGATAAAGCCAAGATTAATGCAGCAGCAAGTAGCGTAACAACTGAAATTACATCAATTCAAAATATAGGCGACCTCGCTGATACGGCGGCGGCTGTAACCGTTAATGTCTATGGTGGTAATGGTTACACAGAAACACTCGCAGGGATTAAAACGGCTGCACCGTTCGATATTGTATTGAACTGGAAGCCAATCGATGTACAACATTTAGCTCTTCAAGAAGCTTACAAGCTTTCTTCTCAAGTGACTTTTAAAGTCGCGTTTGTTTTCGGCGCTGCTGAAACATATCTCACATTCAATGCTAACGTTTTATCATTCAGTATTTCAACACCCGCTGACGGTGTACGTTCTGCGACAGTCTCTATAGCGCCAATTGGCGGTTATACCATTTCACACAAATAACAAATTAATAAGGCGCTTAATTAGCGCCTTTTTTTATGGATAAAAAACATGTTAACAGCACAAGATATTTTAAATAAACAAGATTATAAATCAGAAAATATTGAAGTAGAAGATTGGGGCGGTTCGGTTCGAATTCGTTCTTTATCAGCAAAAGGATTAAATGATTTGATCATGGATGACGAAGATGAATCAACCGTAATTAAAACAGTTAAAACTATCGTTGCAGGTTGTATTGATGAACATGGTAACAAACTATTTACCAAAGATGATGTTGAACAGCTTTCAGATAAATCGCCAGAATCAATAAATCATGTGTCCAGTAAAATACTTGAATTGACAGGCTTAAATAACAATAAAAAAAAGAAATAAAACTTAGTGAATTTGAACGGTTTGTCTATCGTTGCCATTTCACCAGTGGCGCACCAGTTGAATATTATGAGCAGTTGCCTTATGAAAAATTTTTAAGGCTACAGCAATATTATCTAGATGAACCGTTCGGTTCTCAGCATGAAACATATCGAGACGGTGTTATAGCCTCAATTCTGTATAACTCAAATATCAGTAAAAAAGAAAACGCGAAAGCGCCTTATGATTTCTTTGACAGCTTACCTAAACCGAAGCAACGAAGCGCACAAGATCCGATGTTTATTTTAGAGCAAATGGCTGACCTTGGTAATGAATCAGCGATAGCTGAACTTGACAATATGAGAGGCAAGCATGGCTAACGCAACATTAGCAACATTAGCAATTGAATTTTCGACCAATAAAGCAAAATTTGGTCGGGATATGAAAGACATAAAAGATGTTGTTGCTGCAAATAATCGGGCAATAAAAGCTGAACGTAATAAGTATGTAGATTTTTGGTCAGATAGTTTAAAAGCAGTTGAGAAAAAAGAAAAAGCGACTCGTGATAGAGCCTACCGTGATGCTAAAAATTACACGGAAGTAATGATTCGCAATGCCAAGAAACGTAAAAAAGAGAGCATTGAAGCTGAAAAGCAAATTGCTGCTGCACATAAAAAATCCGCAGCAAAAATGAAAGCGGGCCTTATAGGTGTAACTGGTGTTGCTGCTACGGCGGCTGCTGCATTTGTCGCCCTAACTATCAGTACAGCAAAGCAAAATAGAGAGCTATCAAACTTAGCATATCAGGCGAATATGTCTGTCGAAGCATTTAAAGCCCTAGATTTAGCCGCTCGACAATATGGCATGACAGGCGAACAAGTCGCAGACATTAGCAAGGACATTGCAGATAAAGCGCAAGAGTTCGCGCGTGATGCAACAGGCCCGTTTATCGACTTTGCCAATGAAATTGGTTTAAGTAAAAAAGCAGCTAAAG